CCACCACAACAAAGTGTACATACTTGAGCGGATGTTGTTGCACTAAATGAAGTACCAGTTTGAGTACAATTACAAGATGCAGTATTTCCTAATGCTGTAATAGCTCCACTTGAATTTACAACAGCAACTGTAGTACCATCTGAATAGTAACCTGCAGGAACTGAGTTAGTTCCACTTTGATCTAAGAAGATTGTAGTTGATGTAGCAAGTGTAGCTCCATTAATCCAATATACGGCATCAACTGCACCTTCATTTGCTTTACAACAAAATGCATTACATACAGTTGATCCTTTACATAGAGTAATTTCAGTATATTGTGGTAATACAACTGGCAATGTTAATCCAATGTTACCAACTTTTACTAATTCAACTCGACAATTGGTTTTTTGGCCAATTATAAAGTCTGATATTTTATTCACAAAATACCACGTGTCTTTGATAAACACATAGTCATTAAATTTAAGATCTAAAACATCATCATAGTCTAATACAATATTTGCCTCAACAATTCTAGAATATGGATCAAATGTAGTATCATACCATGTTTTCCAATATACGTTAAATATTGAATTTGCAGTATTTCCATTTCCTAAATATGAATCTGTTACGTCCCAGAAAGGTGGTTCATTTTCCCAATTTAGGTCAATTGTAGTTGATGTAATTGGCCATGTACTATATTGACTCATAAATGGATATTGATTCAATGCAGTGTATGCGTTACCTTGATCAATTGATTGAGTTCTTGCATACCATGTTAATGGTGCTGTTTTTAAACCATTATAGAAAACAAGTCTAAGTTTAGGTTGAATTGGTTCTCTTTTACCAGTAATTACAGTTGTACCAGTTGTATCATCAGATGAACCAGTATCTTTTGCAATATGTGGAATTAAGAATCTTGAACCTGCTAAATCACCATTTTTAAAACCAATTGGTGCAATAGGAGTTGGTGCAAATTGATCTTGAGTTGTTTTAGTTCCTTTAATTAACTCATTTGTTGAGTCTAAATTCAATTGACCATAAGTTTGTTTATAAGTCAATTGATAGTTATAATTTAAATAGTCACCATCCTCTTGGTCTTTATAGATTTGGAATCTGTCTTGACCATAGAATAGTGGCGTAATTTTTAAGTCTTTTGAAGTGTCTAATTTGTTACTCCAATCTTTAGAATTTCCTTGTAGAATCCAATCTTTCCAAGGCACAATTGTAAAATGCATCTCATTATCTCGAGATGGTACAAAAACTAGACGGAAACGGTTAATAATACTTCTCATAAAATCAATCTTCCTTACATTTGAAGGCATGATTGAATTAATTGAAAGAATATTAGGTGCTGTAGTACATGCAATTCTTTGTGCGAATAATTGCAATTGAGTTGATCCAGTGTAACATTGACCGCTAACGCACCATGTAAATATAGCAAAACTAACAGTTTGACCTGCTGTTAGGTAACATGTAATTGTTTTACTAATTTGATTATAATTCTCATAAATATAATCATATCCAGACATACCAGCATAGAGACCAGTATTTACATCAATTACTCTAATATCAAATGCTGCTTCAATTGTTGTATTAAAACCGTATCCTAAATAAGCCTCAGCATCATAAGCAAAAACATATGTACCTGCAACTGGTGCTGTGTATGTATAATTATTTGCATTATAACAAGATCCTGGATCTGATATTTCATTTCCACATTGAATAGCTCTTGGATTTGATCCAATTACATTATAATCGCTTTGAACTTTTTCAGCTACAAATAAATTTGAACGATTAAGAGTAGCTTGTGCTGCATTCTCAGAAATAACATATAGACTCTTAAAGAATGCAGAGTCAAGAAATTGAGAATCATAAGTATAACCTGATTCTTCAAAAATAGTGTCCCAAATTGCTTTAGCACGGAATTGAGGTTTCCATTGCTCTAATTGTAATGCCTTACTTGATTGCGTAAATGAATTAGTAAATCCATTACTTAGAGTTGGTTGAACAGGTTGGTTATTGGCATTATACGTATAACCCCATTCAATTAAACCATATACAACATCTCCACTTAAGAGTCCATTACTCCAAGATTGTGTAATATTGGTCCAGTTTTTATCATGGTTATATGCTGTAAAATCTAGTTCATTTAAGAAACCACCACCAATCTTTGAACCAAAATCTGAAGTTTCTCCATAGAAGGTAATTTCATATTCAACTTTACCATCATAGTCACTACTATAAATTGAAATTAATCTGATATTACCATTAGTAAAGAATTGGCCATTATCTAGAATATATGCATCGGCTTTCTTTGAAGCATCAAAGTCAGTTGAGTTAACATTGAAAACTCCTTTAAAGAATGGACCATTTACTCCAGTGTGTGGTACTCTGAATGTTCTTGAAAATGATGAGGTTGCAGCAAGAGGATCCTGAATGTCTTGAACTGAAAGTGTCAATTTAATTGGTTCACTTTCATGAAGATCTAGGCAGGTATACTGTGCTGCACCTGGCATTTTAGCGTATAATTGAACTGAAGCCATTATAGATTTTGAATTTTTTGTGTACTTACTAGTTTAAGGTCAAATGATGCTTGAACCATTTTTTGTTGTTTAATGTTCTTAATAGTATAGGATGCATTTGAGACCATCGCTGTGTAACCATAATAGTCACTTAATGTATTAACATCATCGTGAATATAAGCCACAACCTGTGGACTCTTTTGTAAACCTTCTAGAAGAGCAACTTGATCTTGTGTTAACCAATCTGTTTCTATTTTGTAAACTGTATCGACAGTTTTATTGAAAGGTTTCATACCACCTCTAATTCCAAGATTTTGAATAATTGGAGAATCATTTAAGACTGGAACTGGAGTACTTCCATTCCAATTCATTTGTTCTTGAGCGTATGAATCCTGTTTTGTTGCAATTGTCTTTTCTTGAAATGCTGTAAAATTGAAATAGTCGCGACCACCAAGTGTGTTAAACCAACTTAGTCTAACTCTTTGGTATAAAGGATCTGGACAGTATTCTTTAATATTGATTGTTACTGTTTCAGTGATTGTCTCACCAAATAAACATTGAGTTGTTTTATCATATCCAGTAATTTTAATCTTCCAACCTGGTGCAATTGTATATTGAGCTTGTGGCTCTAGTGCAGTGATTAGGTCAGTTGGACTAGCCAAAACATGAACCAATGCAAATTGCGATGGTAAAGTTGAGTTAATTGTACTTGAACATGTAGATCTTTGTGGATATCCAGTTGCTGAGTACATTGGTACATCATATTCAGCTTCTAAAGCTCCAGTAGCATCGAATACTTCAAATTTAAAACCATAAATTGGTCTGTTTTGAGTATCAGTATTGAATGGACTCCAGTTTAACCATGTTAAAACCATTTTATCAAATAGGTAAAGATCTTGCTCTAATGGTCCATAAATTAATGGATATGCAGTACCTAAATTATGATCGTAGTTACGATTAGCATAGAATGGATTATCTCCAAAGACTCCAGAACTTGAAGTCTTTTGCATATGCCATTGTTGTTCGTGATCAGTTAAACTAGCACAAATAACTTGAACTGGAATCGAACCTACAGTTGATCCAGAATAGACAGCATATGCTGGAGCTCCTGGTACATCAGCCGTTCCGATATAGGTTAGTGTTTGACCATTGAGTGTATACTCTTCTCCAACTTTAATATAGACATTTACTGACATGTCATTGTTATCTGAATAAACTTGACCAGTTTGCCAGTTAATAGTCGTTTCACCTTGGTTCAACTTAGCTCCTGGTGCTGATGGATTAATCAATCCTTCAGTTAAAGTACTCAGGTCAATCATGCCGTGTCCACTAGGATTAGCTCGTTGTTTAATTGTATTAACTTTAACTCCATCTACGTAAACATCGAATACGTATTTGAAGTCAGTTGAGTTAACTTTAGAACTGTATACTGACCAGATAATTGGATTGTAGGCAGGACTGATCCACGTGGGTCTATATGCTACTGAGGTTATCATTATTTAAATTGTATTTTGTCTTTTAATTTTTTCATAAAGGGCTTTTTCTCTTCTTGCTTTATCTTTTCGGTAAGCAAGGTGGTTGAAGCAAGTGACAGCGCCAAGTCTTGTAACTTGGTCAACTTTGAGTAAATCATCTCCTGCGAGAAAGTTGAATGTTTCGTTCCATCCTCTAGCGATTCTAATATGATCAGGTTCGCGGCTTTTACGACTTCTCTCTCCTCCTCCGTCAACTTCGGATCCTTCAGCATCGTCTCCATCTCCAACATCAAAGAGTTCTCTATAGTTTCGAATAAGTAATTTGGTACTCGCAAAAAAAAATTGAGTGCACTATAAACATGCTTAAGTGGCAAATTTAAGAACTCTTCAGCCCTTTGTTCAACTGTATCTGAATTGTATTCTTCAACTACAATCCAATCAAATGTTTCATTAATTACAGTAGCAGGTCGGTATAAGATTGCCATCATAACATGGAGTTTCTGTTCCTTCTTAGGATCTGCTTTTAAAACATCCATATCAGCAAATTCACCAATTGTAATTTTTGAAAAATCAAGTAAACCATATGCATTGCCATTTAGACCAACGTGCTTATAAAGTTTATTATCTGCTTGAGCATTTAATGGGCCTTCAGCAACCTCAGCAAAGAGTTGCATAAATTGAAAGTTTTCTAACTTCTTTAACTCACTGATTGGTGCACCACTTAAGGTACTGATAATCTCTAACTTAGCATCAGGTCCTTGTTGTGCTAATAAGTGCTGAATCTTATAAAATTGGCCAATAGTAACATCGCCAATCTCATATTTTTCTTTATTTAGTGTAAATTCTATCATATTAGAAACTTGTACCTCTTTTTAGGTTACTTAATGTATTATTTAAAAATGTCTCGTATGTCATTTTAAGTTCTGCTTCAACTATGGCCTCATAAACAGGTTGATCGCCTCTTAATGATAACCAATATTGTGGTCTAATTCCTCCACGTCCTCTTCTATAACCTCTATATTCGCGACCAAAGAAACCAGCTTCACGGGCTCTAGAGTCATAATAATTTCTTGTACCGAATGCTGTAAATTTGCCATGATCGGCAAAGTCAATACTTAGGGACCATACACCAGACTCAGTCTGACCCCAGTTAAATCTTAAAGATCTAGCCAATCTACCAGTTGCATATGGATTTGCAGGACGATTGCCTGGTCTAGGAACCTGTTGACGAATACGACGTTCAGCGTTTCGAATGATACGCTCTCCAACGGCTTGCATTGCTTCAGGTGTTAGATCTTTAAATCTGGCCATTAGTTACCTCCAATATATGAGTTACCATTGCTAGTTCCTCCAGCAACAGGGTTTTCACAATTACTAATAGGTGTAATTGCTTCAATTGCAATTTGGCTAGTCCAACCAGCCACACTATTTACAAATCCTTCAACAAATGGAGATGCAGTAACAGGCATTTGCATGTTAAATCTCCAACTGTCCCAAGTTGTATTAGTATAGAGTGCAATAATATCTCTAGTAATTTCTAAACATCTAGATTGAGCTCTTGCCTCTAAATCATTATTGTCTTTTGCCAAGTCCATAATAACCATATCAAACTCAAATAGGGTTGATTTACCATTTAAGGTAGCAGGTTGAGGTACTAAGTGTACGTATGGATATTTGATTTCTGGCTTGTCCTCAGTTGGCATCTCAATATCAGATGGTGGTCCAACTCGGAATGTTTTTACGGCTGGATGAGATTCAATTGCCGATTGCAATGTCTTAATTACATTAAGATATGTTGATGAATATACTGACATTTTATGGTATTGTTTTTCTAATTATAAATATTGAACTTTCAAGACTTGAATTACTTTATGTATCAAGATTTGTTTTTCATTGTAGTTTTCAATACATGCGACGTTTTGGAGTCATGTTTTCGACTTTAGAATCCCATGCTTTTAGGTCTCCGTCTTGGTCGAATGGTCGATTGGCCGATGTTTTAGATGAAAAGACATATTGACCACCTTTAGGCTTAGAGAGTCCGTAACGAATAGCATCCATTAAGTGATTGTTCTCATCAATTGGACGGTCAGTGCCAACTTTCCAACAATAAAGATCTGATTCCATGTGTAGATTCTTAGACTCAGGATCCATATAGACTTCATATTGCTTTAAATTATTAATACCAATTTGAATTGAGTCTGGTCCTTTATAGGCTGGTTTTACATTAAAACCTAGTCGTTTGAGTTCTTCAATTGATTTAGGTTCGGCAGAATCGGCAATTACTGTATCTCGACTTGTGATACCTAGTTTTTTCATTATAGCTCCTATGTCATGGTTTGTTAAGCCTGTTTCATAGATTAACTCTTTTAAATAGATTTTATTATTATGCTTTTTAATTTGAACTAGGGCCACAGGGTCACTTGCAAAACCAAAGTCTAGACCATACACAGTATCATATTCAGCTTCTGGGTCAGCTTGTGCAACCTTCCAGTCTTGAAAGATTCGACCAACTACTCCATCTTGCCATTCGCCTAAGATATGATGTTTATAATACTCTAAGTCTATAAACTTCATACGTTCCCATTCTTGAATCTTTTTAGGATCTAGATTCTCTGCATTAATATGATAAGTTGTGTGAATAAACTCATGATCGTCAAACCATTTAGGATTTGGAACACCATCAACATACCAACGACGATGGATCCAATGTCTCTTTGTTGTTGGGTTAAATAGGATTAAGACTTTTCTCTCTACTCCTTTAGTTCTGAATGAGTCATTTAATTTTACAAACTCTTCTTCTGATGGTAATTCAGTTGCTTCATCTATTAATAAGTGAGTAACTCTGGCCAGACCTTTACCTTTTGCGGTCATTGTACCATCCTGTAATTTCATGGCGTGTGTTATAATCATATTGTCATTTCTAACATTAGTTATCTCATCACCTTCAATTTTAAGGAACTGGCGAATTCCCCATGACTCAGCAAGATCTAGAATATCCCTATAGATAGAAGATTTAATAGACTTTTGTGTATAACGAGAAATGACTCCCCTAAAGAAGTCATCGCCCATTAATTTAATTAAAAAGTAGGCAGCGGCTTGGGTAGATTTACCACTTGCACGTCCACCAGAAATTAAGAAGTAGGTTTTATCAGAATAAAAT